GGTGGCAGTATTTGAAACGGCTAAACGTAAATCAACTTACTTTGACCATTGGTATAAAGAACGTGGTCTAGGCAGAGGAAATGGGGGTGAACATGAATAGATTTATTATAGAAGACACACCACAAAAGATTGCTAAATCTTTATGTGACCAGCACGTAGTCAAGATGCCACTAGAAGAAGCACAGATGTTATGCACTGCACTATGGCATCATGCACCTGACTATGCAGAGGAGAAGAACTTATATAAACCTGTGCATCAGAAACATCCATGTACTTTATGGGCAATGGAAAACAAAATAAATTATGCCTTTGCCTTTCGTTTATATAAAGCTATGTTAGATGAATATACCTCTAGATATAAAAAACTACATGGTGCAAGTAAACATCTAGATGCCTTGTGGTATGGTACTAATTACATACCTAAAGGTCAGATAACACAACACCCACAATGTTTTAGTGGGCTAGATGAACTAAAGACAGATGAATTTTACCCAATAAAAGCATATCGTGCTTTCTATATAGCTGACAAGGCTAGGTTTGCACGATACAGATACACACAACAACCTACTTGGATGAAAGGAGTAGCATTATGAAAGATACAAAAAACCAATTTAAAGTAAATATGAACAGTGAAGATGTTCTTATAGCAGGTGGTACAAGAAGAGTGTTTCTTAATTACCACAATAGATTACAACGTATGCTTCACCACATAGATGAAGCAAGAGATATTGAATTAAGTCATATTAGATTAATAGAGGATTTAATTCACGAGCTGCATAGTTCTTTACACTTTGCACCACAGAAGGATCAAAATAATGATTCGCCTATGTTTTATTCAGACTATGTACTAGATTCTGATGATAAAGCATGGCAAAGAGCATATTAATGCTTGACAAATGTTTTAATTTATTATATAACACAATATCAGTTAACAAAAAGGAGACTTATTATGCCATATGATGTATTACCAACAACACACGAACTACCTACAAACCTAGATTTTCCTCTTGCGTTTGAGACAACAAAATTCAATGAGAAAAAATATGTTATCAACAACAAGACAGGAGATTATCTTGGTGTCGTAGGACAAGGTTTCAACTGTGCTACACACTCAAGCTTCTTTGAGGGTGTACAAAATGTTATGGTTGATAGCATACCTGATGCCATGACAGACTCTACTGTTAGATGGTCTAGTGCTAGAAATAATGCTTGGGCTATGATGGATATAACATTACCAAGTGTTAGCACAACTATCGTTACAGATAAACATTCTACTAAAATAGGGCAAAGAGTTATTGCCTTGCATGGTGTAGATGGTTCTTGTTCCAACCAAGTATTCTTTGGTGCTATAGATTTCTTCTGCACTAATGGTATGATTACAGGTGACTACAACAAAGTCAGACGTAAGAACACATCTAACTTTTGCATGAATAGATTTATACAAGAGCTTAATCAAAGTAGTATTGATTTCTACGAACAAGCAGATCAGTTACAAACGTGGGCTAAAACAGAGCTTCCTGTTTATTCTACCAAAGGTTGGGTAGAGTTCCTATCTAAAATAACCAAGTCAGATCAGAAAGCTATGAAGATGATACACCTTGTACAACAGGAGGTCAGTAAACGTGGGCGAAATGTGTTTGCTTTGTACAGTGCATTTACTAATTACGCATCCTATGCAGACGATAGGAATGGTTTTAATCTGCGTAACACAGGTAAAGATACTGCATCACAATCTATGTGGGCAAGAGAGAGTGAAGTTACAAAGTGGATTTCTACTCCCGAGTTCAAACAGTTGGTAGCTGCCTAATGAAGTTACCACGTTTTGTACAGAAACAAAAACTTTCAGGTGGGAAAATCTTTTATAGGTTTAACCCACCTCAAAAGTATGTAGATGCTGGTGTATCTTCTCGTGTTAATATTGGCTACAATTTGTCAGAAGCAAGGCAAGTAGCAGACAAATTAAATGCAGAGATTGATGAATACGTAGCACAACAAAAAGGAATAGTGAACATAGATGACTTAAATAGTCTTGTTTACTTTTATAAAAAATCTAATGATTACAATATGTTAGCTAGTAAAACGAAAGTAGACTATGACTACTGTATTGTACAAATGGTTGGTTCACAATATAAAAACAAAGATTTAGGAGACATGAATGTTAAAGATATTAATGGTCCTATAGCTAAACAGATTTATGAAATGTGGATTAATCGTGGCATATCTATGGCGAACCACATATGCTCTGTTGCACGTAAGATATTTTCATTTGGTATGGAGATGGGTTACATTGACTTAAATCCTTTCACTACTTTTACCAGACGTTCTAGTGATACAAGAAAAATTGTTTGGACAAAAGAACAAATGATTGACTTTTTAAATGTTGCATACTCTGATTTTAAGTATAGAAATGTAGGACTTATAGCACAGATGGCATACGAATGGTGTCAAAGAATAGGTGACATGAGATTATTAAGCTTTGATAGTATAGATTTTGATAATGCTGTGTTACATTTACAACAATCAAAACGTAGAGCTAGAGTTGAGCTACCAATTAGTGACAATCTTTTTTCTATGTTACAGCAACAGAGAGAGGAGTTTGGTTTTCAGCAGTATGTTGCACCATATTACAAGACTATGGGTGGTATGTTCATTCCCTACAGCCTACAAAGGCTATCTGTAGTAGGTAAAAAGATAATGCAGAAAGCTGGACTACCTAATAATCTATGGCTAATGGATTTTAGACGTACAGGCACTACAGAAATGGTAGAAGCTGGTGTTTCTATGGGTCAGATTATGTCTGTTACAGGACATGCTAACCCTAGTAGTGTTAAGCCATACATGAAAAATACACTAGCGAGTGCAGACAGTGCTTTGTCAGCTAGAAAAGAATATTTAAATAATTCTTGACAAAAATTAAAAATCGTGATATTTACATTTAACTGCCAAGGGGTACATGTAATGATAGACATAAAAGAATACGTAGACAATTTAGATTTAGAAATAGGAATGAGTAAAAGATTAAATTGTCCTGTTTGTAATGGTTACAAAACATTTACAGTTACAAATAATATAGGTACACTACTTTGGAACTGTTATAAAGCATCGTGCAGTATAAAAGGAAATGTTCGTGTTAGATTATCTGTAGATGATATAAAAAATATGCATAAAGAACCTACAAAGGAAGTAGAGTTTGAATTACCTGAACATATATTTCCTTTGCATAATAGGTCAGACATGAGAGGACATTCATATGGATATTATGAATGGTTAGAATTAATTAAGTGTGAAGATATTATGTATGACATAAAAGAAAATCGTGTAGTGTTTACTATCGAAAAAGATAATAAAATAGTAGATGCTGTAGGTCGTGCTAATGGTAAAGCACTACCAAAATGGAAACGCTATGGTAAAAGTGATACACCATATTCTCATGGTGTAGGAGACATAGCAGTAGTTGTTGAAGATTGTATTAGTGCTTATGTAGTAGGTAATAATGTATACACTGGTGTTGCTTTACTAGGCACAAGTCTACTTGATGGGCATAGAGAATTTTTAACAAAATTTAGTAAGGTTGTAGTTGCATTAGACCCTGATGCATTGCCAAAGACCTTACAAATAGCAAAAGAATTGAAGGGTCACATTAAAGAAGTTAAAGCATTAAAATTATATGATGATATAAAATACATGAAACAAACAGACATTAACAATTTAAAGGAGTTAATATGGAACTAGGACTTATACGAAGTTTGATGGACAAAGAGTTTTACGATAATCATCGTGGTGCAAAATGTCCAGACAGACTTTTTAGTAAAGATGTAAGGGCTATTAAAAAAATTGTTGATGAAGCATTGGGTAAATATCGAAGGTCTGTTACACCAGACGAGATAGAAGCTCTGTACTTCTCAAACAATCCCTCACTAACTACTGCACAGAAAGCTGTATACAGAGGTTTGTTCAGTAGAATTAAGAAAGAAAATGCTATGGGTAATGACGTAGCACAAGAAGTATTATCTAAATTGTTTCAACAAGTAATAGGCGAAGACATTGCTAATTTAGGATTTGATTATGTAAATGGCACAATATCTTCTCTAGAACCTTTGAGAAATATATTAGAACATTACAATGATGACTTTATTCCAAACTTAAATATTGAATGGGAAGATTTAGACATGGATACTCTTCTAGCCAAGAATGATTTAGAAGCAAAGTATGTGTTTAACATTCCAAGTTTATCTAGGAGAATACAAGGCATTAATGCAGGACATTTAATTGAAGTAGGTGCTAGACCCAATACAGGTAAAACATCTTTTCATGCATCTTTGATTGCATCACCAAATGGTTTTGCAGCACAAGGTGCTAAATGTATTATATTATGTAATGAAGAAGGTAGTCATAGAGTAGGTGCAAGATACCTATGCTCTGCTACTGGTATGAATCTTAATCAGATAAAACAAGAACCATCAAAAGCAAGAGACTTATATTCAAGAGTAAAACCAAACATATTAATGTATGATGCTACAGGCAGAGACATGGCATGGGTTGAAAGTGTATGTAAATCTTACAAACCTGATGTGATTGTTTTAGATATGGGAGACAAGTTTGCTAGAAGTGCAGGTTTTGCAAGAGCAGATGAAGCATTAAAAGCAAATGCTATACATGCTAGACAGATTGCTAAACTATATAACTGTGCAGTATTTTATATGTCTCAACTATCTGCTGAAGCAGAAAACAAAGTTGTTCTTAATCAGAGCATGATGGAAGGTAGTAGAACAGGTAAAGCTGCTGAAGCTGACTTAATGTTATTGATAGCAAAGAACCCACCAGTAGAAGGACAAGACGAAGCAGACAATCTTCGACACATAAATATAGTAAAAAACAAATTAACAGGATGGCATGGCATTGTTCATTCAGAATTTAATTATGAAACAGCGAGGTATGAAGCATGACAAATTTTAGAGCAAATAGAAAATTTAGACCACAAGCATATAAAGAAAACGATAGTCTTGGAAAAAATACAATAATAGATTATTTAAAAAATAATGGTCATAAAATAATAGACATAAGAGAAAATTATTCATTTGATATTAAAAGTATAAAAAATGGTAATATATATTATTCTGAAGTTGAAATGAAAAATCAATGGAAAGGAGATTGGAATACTAATTGGAAAGAGATACGTATACCATATCGTAAACATAAACTATTAAACGAGTTTAAGAATATATCAGAGGATGAAACAGTAGAAGAAAAATTACTTGGTGTATCATTAGATAGATTTTTAAATTTTTATGTTATAAGAAATGATTGTAAATATGCGTGGAGAATAAAAGATTCTCAACTTACAAAAGAAAGAGCAAAAGATACTTGGCTAGGTAATGTTAGAGTTTATGAACCATTTTATCATATTCCATACGAAGAAGCAGAGCTGGTTAAATTGGCATGATTACACTTGACTTATTAAATATAGAATTAAAAGCTGCAGAAGAAAGAAAAAGAATGTCTGAAGAGAAAAATTATCATAAAGATATGTATGGTAGGTCAGCACATAAAAGTGTTGAGAGGACTAAAAAATTAATAGCTTTAAGAAAGCATAAGTCTTTAGATATACAAGAATATAATTTAGGACTAGTTCTTATAAATGATAAATTTGTAGTAAGTTTAACTAATAATAAATGGAGAATTAAAAATAAAAATAAATGGTATTTACATAAAGAAGATGTAGATCATTTTGTAAACAAATATATATTAGGAGAAAATAATGAAACTAACAATTGATGTAGAAAATGATGTCTTAAAAAGAGGTGGTAAAATACACATGGACCCCTTTGAAGCTGATAATAAATTAGTTATGGTTGGCATACTTACAGATAAAGGTAATGAGTATTTGTTTAGAACAGACACAGATGAACAAACTGTATGGGTAGAAAAAATACAATCATTATTAGATAGTGCTACCATGTTAATTGGTCACAATATAGTACACGATTTAATGTGGCTTTGGGAGTCTAACTTTACTTATGATGGTGAGATTTTTGATACTATGTTAGGTGAATACATATTACAACGTGGACAAAAACAACCACTATCTTTGGAAGCATGTGCAGAAAGATACAATCTAGAAACCAAAAAACAAAGTACAATGAAAGAGTATTTTAAGAATGGAACACTTATGTCTGAAGTACCACCTAAAGAACTTGCAGAATATTTATCTGCTGACTTACATGCAACACAGGAGTTATATAATGAAATACATAAGAAACTACAAGAAAAGAATAATAATGGTATTTATAATACTGTTTTACTTACAAACAAAGTTGCCCTTACATTGGCTAATATATATAGGCATGGTTTCAGTGTTGATATGGATTCTTTACAAGAAGTTAAACAACAGTTTGTACAAGAGAAGAATGAAGTATCGAAGAAGCTTTCTAGGTATGTTAAAGAACTCATGGGAGACACACCAATAAATCTTAATAGTCCAGAGCAGATGTCATGGGTTGTGTACAGCAGAAAGCCAATACAAAAAGAATTGTGGGCAAATAGTTTTACACCATATATGAGCAAGACAGATTTTAACAAAACAGTTAAAGAAAAATCTTCTATTCTATTTAAAACAAAAGCTATAAAATGTAATTCTTGTAATGGAAAAGGACACATAAGAAAAACTAAAAAGAATGGTTTACCTTATGCTAATCAAAGTAAATGTCACGATTGTTCTACACTAGGATATAAGTTCTTAAATACAGATAAGGTTGCTGGATTAAAGTTTAATGCACCATCTGCTAAATGGGTAAGTGCTAATGGATTTAAAGTAAACAAAGTAAATTTAAGTTTACTACAAAACATAGCAAAAAATAGAAACATGACAGAAGCTGTTGAGTTTCTATCTAACTTACAAAGGCTATCAGCACTAGATACGTATCTATCCTCATTTGTAGAGGGCATAGAAACACACACAAAAGCTGATGGAAAACTACATGTTAGATTATTGCAACATAGAACTGCTACAGGTAGATTTAGTGGAGCAGACCCTAACATGCAGAATATGCCAAGAGGTGGTACATTTCCTGTAAAGAAAGTATTTGTATCACGATGGGTAGATGGCAAGATATTAGAAGCAGACTTTGCTCAATTAGAGTTTAGAACTGCTGCATATTTGTCACAAGATGAAGTAGCAATGAAGGAGATAGAAAATGGTTTTGACGTACATAGTTACACTGCTAAAGTTATTACTGAAGGTGGTCAAAAAATTAGTAGGCAAGAAGCAAAGGCACACACATTTGCTCCACTCTATGGAGCAACAGGGTTTGGCAGAACAAAAGCAGAAGCAACATACTACGAACAGTTTACAGAAAAATACAGAGGAATTGGGTTATGGCATACCCGATTGGCTAAAGAAGCTGTAACGACTGGAAAAATAAAGACACCATCAGGTCGAGAGTTTTCATTTCCAAATGTAAGAAGACTTGGCAATGGCAAGGTAAGTTACTTTACACAGATAAAAAACTTTCCTGTACAATCTTTTGCTACAGCAGATATAGTTCCAGTTATACTAATGGAAATAGATGACAGATTAAATAATTTAAAATCATGTATTGTAAACACTGTACATGACTCAATCGTAATTGATGTTCATCCTGATGAAATACAACAAGTTATTGACGTTATAAATAGTGTTAATGACAATATGACGGATATATTAAACAAACAGTTTAATATAAAAATTAATGTTCCTTTATTATTAGAAGCAAAAATAGGTAAGAATTGGCTTGACACGAAGGACATAATGTGATACAACTGACAAACTACTAGAAAAGGAGAGTTTATTTATGAATAATGAAGTAAGTTTAATTGATACAAATAATTATGCAGCTATGGCACAAGCTATGGGCATGGTTGCAGAACAACCAAAGGAGAAAAAAAATAATCTTCCACGTTTAAAAATGATACATTCAGGTATCATGGGAGAAAAAATAGTAGACGGTGAAACTGCGAATGTAGAAGTTATAAAAGCAGGTTCTTATAGATTAGAACTGCCAAGTGGTGAATACATATACAGTAAGACAGTTACAATTAGACCTTTTGCACAAAGATTTATGTATAAGAGATGGATACAATATACAAATGTAAAAGAGGGAGACAAAAAAGGTGATTACTGTAAAACTGTTATGGCAGATAATCTAAATATAGACCTAAAAGATAACATGGGGGGTTTTAATTGTGGTAAGCCTGCAGGATATATTCAAGACTTTAAAAGCTTACCCGAAGCAACACAAAAACTTATAAAAGAAATAAGAAGAGTACGTGTAATATTAGGTCTAGTAACCTTAAATAATCCAATGGATGATAAAGGTAAAAAAATAAAGCAAGATGAAGTTCCTTTTATATGGGAAGTAGACAACAGAGAAGCATTTAAATTAATGGGAGTTCCTTTTGCTAAACTAACAGAAATGAAACAACTGTTACCACAGTATAATATTAATCTGTCTTCTATAAAAGGAAACAGTAAAGGTAATAGTTCAATTTCTTATTATTTACCTGTTGCCGAATTAGATTTATCTAAACCTATTAAGTTAAGTGAAGATGACCAAAAATCTTTTTCTTTATTTTTAGATTTTATTCAAGTTTGCAACGATGTTATTGTAAAAGAATGGGAGTATAAAAGTAAAAATAATATGAAACAGGTAGACAAAGATGTTGTAGATGATTTTATTGACATTGAATCAGGGGAAGAAGTATCCTAATACAACATCAACTAGAGTTGGTTGTGCATAAGTATTTTACAAATGCTGTTCAAAGTAATATTTTAATGGGGGAAAATATAATTGAGCAAATAGCAAATGGTGCTAAGGATACTTTGCATAGCCAATTCAACAAAAAGAAAAAGGAAAATTTTAATGATAAGTAATAATCCATTTAATACACACAACATTAACTATCTGTCACCGAGTAGCATAAATACTTATATAAATGACATACCTATGTGGGTATCTAGGTATTTATTTGGTATTAAGTCAGGCAGTGGAGCAGGAGCAATCAGAGGTATAGTTCAAGAATCTGTATTAGCTAATAAATATGAAACAGGAAATTTTGATTTTAATTTATTAGAAATGGAATTTCTTACTCTATGCTCTCAGTCTAATATAAATTTAACAGATGTTAAAGTAGAAAAAGAAAGAAAGCTATTAAAAAATTTTGGTGAAATAATTGATACTAATTTTAAATATAAAAATTTAGAAAAATATCAGGAGAAAGTTGAAGTAAAATTTGATGATATGCCAATACCTGTTATTGGTTATATTGATTTTAGATTTAAAGGCAAGATAGTAGATTTAAAAACAACTACAAGAATGCCAAGTAAACCTACTGAAGCACAAAGAAGACAAATGGCATTGTATTCTATGGCATATCCAAACAATAGTGTAGATTTATTTTTTGCTACACCTAAAGATTATAAAAAGTTTACATTAAAAAATTTATCTGTATATGAAAAACAATTAAAAAAAGTAGCATTTAGTATACAGAAATTTTTGTCTATTAGTAATGATAGACATGAGTTAGCTTCTTTAGTATTTCCAAACTATGATTCATGGACTTGGAGTGATAAATTAAAAAAAGAAGCAAAAAAAATATGGAGGGATTAATAATGGAAAATATAAAAATAGATGACATGGCTGATATGATTAAGGAAAAAGAAAAAGAACTTTTTGAACTTAAAAAAGAATATCGTGAACGTAGAACAGAAGGTTTACGTCATGCCATAGAACAAAAGAAAGAAGCTGAAAGGCTAGTGCGTGATGAAATGAAAGCACTTGGCTATGACACCACAACCTATCGTTATTGGTTATAGATGTCAGCATATAGTGCTACCCAAATAGCACGTAAAAATGGGTATAGGAGTGGTTTGGAAGATGCTGTTGCTGAGTATTTAAAATACCACAAGATAAAATTTTTATATGAAAAAATAAAAATAGAATGGGAAGACCTTGCATATCGCACCTATACCCCAGACTTTGTTTTAAATAATGGAATTATAATTGAAACAAAAGGTATATTTACAGTAGCAGATAGAAGAAAGCATCTATGTATAAAAAAACAACATCCTAATTTAGATATTAGATTTGTATTTACTAACAGTAAAAGAAAATTACGCAAAGGTGCTAAATCTTCATATGCAGAGTGGTGCATAAAATATGAATTTAGGTACTATGATAGAATTATACCTGAAGATTGGCTAAAAGAAAAAGGTAAAAATAGACACAATAAATTTATAAAGTTTAAACAACAAAAAATAAAAAGGAGATAATTATGGAAAATAATAATACATACAGTCGAATATTTAACACAGAAGATTTTATTATATCTTTAAGACCTATTATAGATAATGCTAATCATTGGACAGGTCAAGTTGCTGTAGATATAACATCATCAGAAAAAACTCCATTAAATACTACAGATTATAATCATGTGTTTCATTTATGTAAACTAATGTGTAGTATAATACCTATGATGGAAGAAGATAGTGAATTAACACATAAACTAGATGCTTTTGTAAAAGAGTATGATTTAAATAAACCAAAAGAAGATAAGTTAATAGTGTCTGATGTAAATGACAATGTTATAAAATTAGATTGGTCTTCAACAACAAAAGGAAAAGCATAATGGCAGCATCAATTAAAGAGTTAGTAGATTTTGAGAAAGGTGAAACTATGCATGAAACAAAAAAAGATATGGTAAATCATCCACCACATTATAATCAACGTGGTATAGAATGTATTGATGCTATTGCAGCATCAACAGATGAAGGATTTCAATATTATTTACAAGGTAATATTATTAAATACTTATGGAGATATAGATATAAAAATGGTGCTGAAGACTTGAAAAAAGCACAATGGTATCTATCTAAACTAATAGAGATAACAGATGGTAAAACTTAGAATGATGTTGGTATTAGAAGTAGATACAGAGGAGTACCCTCTGCCTTCTGATGGAAATATAGCAGAAGAATTTGAAGATACCATGCAAGACTTAATACATGACGTGTATGGAGTAGAGATTAAAAAAATAAAAGTAACACAGGAGGATTAAATGAAAGAAAATATAAAGGAACTACCAACAGACTATCAAAAGTTTATAGCTTTATCTAGGTATGCTCGTTGGATACCTGAAGAAAATAGAAGAGAAGAATGGGAGGAAACTGTAGATCGATATGTAAAATATATGGTATCTCATGTTTCTAAAGCACATAAATTAGATTTATCTTTAGAACTACAAGAAAGAATATTTAAAAGTATTGTCAATTTAGATGTTATGCCAAGTATGAGAGCATTAATGACAGCAGGTAAAGCACTTGATAGATGTCATGTTGCAGGATACAACTGTTCATATTTACCTGTTGATAGTCCTCGTGCATTTGATGAATGTATGTATATACTTATGTGTGGTACGGGTGTTGGTTTTTCTGTTGAAAGAGAGAATGTAGATAAGCTTCCTATTGTTAACGAACACTTTGAAGACAGCACTACAGTAATCAAAGTAGGTGACTCACGTTCAGGTTGGGCAAAAGCATTACGTGAATTAATAGCTATGTTATATGTTGGACAAGTTCCTGAACTTGATGTTGAGGATGTTAGACCTGCAGGTGCTAGACTTAAAACATTTGGTGGTAGAGCATCAGGTCCTGAACCATTAATAGACTTATATAAATTTTGTATTAGCACATTTAAAAATGCTGCAGGTAGAAGATTATATCCTATTGAATGTCACGATATTATGTGCAAAATAGGTGAAGTAGTTGTAGTAGGTGGTGTTAGACGATCAGCACTTATTAGTTTATCTAATTTAGGTGACGATCAAATGAGATATGCTAAATCAGGTCAATGGTGGGAAAACGAAGGTCAACGTGCATTAGCTAATAATAGTATTGCATACAAAGGTAAGATTAGTATGGAAACATTTATGCGTGAATGGTTAGCACTTGTAGAAAGTAAATCAGGAGAACGTGGTATATTTAATCGTAAGTCTGCCGTTAAACAAGCAGAAAAAAATGGTAGACGAGATGCTAACTATGCTTTTGGTTGTAATCCTTGTAGTGAAATTATTCTTAGACCATATCAGTTCTGTAACTTATCTGAAGTAGTTGTAAGGGCAGATGATACTGAAGAAACACTTTTAGAAAAAGTTGAGATGGCTACTATCCTTGGAACACTTCAATCTACACTTACAGACTTCAAGTATCTACGGTCACAATGGCGAAAGAATACAGAAGAAGAAAGATTGCTTGGAGTATCATTAACAGGTATCATGGATAGTAAATTATTAAATAGCTATAACATGATATATTTAGAAGATGGTCAAATGGTTTTTGATGAAAGGAGAAAGCAATTGAAACAAACAAACAATATGCAAAGTCTTTGGGTATACCTCAGTCAACTGCAATCACTTGTGTCAAACCTAGTGGTACAGTTTCTCAGCTTGTCGATAGTGCAAGTGGCATACATACTAGACATAGCAAGTATTATATTCGCACTGTTCGTGGTGATAACAAAGACCCACTAACAAAATTTATGATATATAGTAATATTCCAAATGAACCTGATGTTATGAAACCTGATAGCACTACAGTATTTAGCTTTCCAATGAAAGCACCTGAAGGAGCAGAAACAGAGCTTAGTGCAATTGATCAGTTAAATACATGGATGACCTACCAAAAATATTGGTGTGAACACAAACCTTCTGTTACAATCTCTGTAAAAGAAGATGATTGGCTAGAAGTTGGTGCATGGGTATATAGAAATTTTGATGATGTATCAGGAATTAGTTTTTTACCACACAGTGATCACACATATGCACAAGCACCTTATCAAAAAATTACTAAAGAAAAGTATGAGGAGCTAATAAAAGAGATGCCACAAGCTATAGACTGGTCTAGACTCATAGATTTTGAAAAAGAGGACACAACAACAGGCTCAAAAGAGTTAGCCTGCTTTGCTGGAGTTTGCGAAGTCGTAGACATAGAAGCATCATAAATCAGGTATATTACCCTTCGGAGGGTGTGTTTCACCCCTCTGACGGGCTTTATATAAAGAAAAATTTTTAGAAAGGAGTAAAATTATGAGAGAAATGTTAATTGGAGCAGCTAGAACCTATTACATGGGTATGATTAATAGGCATATAGCAAATATGGAAATATTACTTACAAATCCTGTAGGTATTGGCGAAGATTCGCACCAAGATATACAGGCTGTTATTGAAGTTGAATTAGGAAAGATAGCAGATTACCACGATAAACTTGAAGTGTTACAAAAGTTTTTCGCTAAACCTCAACAACAAGAGGAGAAAAAGGATGATAAAGCAAAAAAATAAACAGTACCAATTTCTTTCAAGAAAAGAAAGAGGATTGACTAAGTATGATGCACCTCTATCTGTCCAATTTAAATTTGGACAAGAAGCCTTTAGAAAAAATAAAAAGAATCCCTATAGTGAAAATACCATGCAGTATAGGGAATGGCTTCGTGGATGGAATAGTGCATATATAATTAATTTAAAGAAAGTAAGAAACTATGAATTTAGAAAAAGAGGTACAAGAGTATATGAAAGATAAAAATAAAAGTATGATAACTGCTAATCAGTATCAAATAGAAGCAAAGAAAACTGCTATCTTTCCTGCTAACAAAGCCCTAGAGTATTTGTCTCTAGGGTTAGTGGGGGAAGCAGGTGAGGTTGCTAATAAAGTTAAAAAAATGATACGTGATAAAAAGGTTAATGTAGATGTAGCTAGTGAGATAGGAGATGTACTTTGGTACTGTGCTATGTTAGCTGATTACTTTGATGTTAATCTTGGAAAAGTTATGGAAGATAATATATACAAACTTAATGATAGAAAACAACGTGGTGTATTAGGTGGGAGTGGAGACACACGTTAATTTTTAGCAGTGCCTACTGATCGTTCAAGATAACCACTTTGCATGTAATCTGGTAGGTACTGCCAATATTGTAAATCATCTTCTGTTCTACTTCTTAGCCAATCAGCATAAGCCTTACCCATTAATTCTTCACCAAATTCAGATATTACCATTTCTTTACCAAACTCATTCGCAGAAGCTCTAATTTGTTGTAAGCTTTTTTTCATTCCACTTATGTCACCATTTTCTTTCATTGCTTTATAAATAGGATTGTTTATCATTTCATGTCCTAATTGATGAAAGTGAAAACCACTGTGACCTTCTAATATAGAATATTGCATAGGAGTTAGTTTAGTAGGACCTATACCCTTAATAGTCATTGTTCTATTTGGTCTTTGGTGTGC